GCAGAAACGCGCTGCGTTCGCTTTAAAACGGACTAGCTATCTGAATACCACCGTGAACCAATGCCCCGGCTGCTGCTGCGGCTTCGGGGGTTGTGTAGGGGGATAGCGCGTCAGTAACAGCACCTCCCACGCCATAGGTTGTTTGCTCACTTGGGGTGTTAATAATCTGCTGTGCATTCTGCCCAATTGCCTGCAAATTCTGCCATTGAGCCGCATCACGGATAACACCGCCACCGGCAAGCAGTGACCGCAGCGGCATATCGGCATCATGCCAAATCTTGTCGCTGTTCATGGATGCAATGCCGTAGATAGCTTGGTTTGTTGGCGACCTCAGTGCAACGTCGGCAACTTCTCCCGCAAGTGCTCCCAATCCGCTAACCATGTCCAACAGTTCCTGCCTGCGGGCTTCCCAATAGCCTGCCTTGCTTCCGCGCATCTGCGTGAACCTGTCAGCGGCTGTGCGGGCTTCCATTTCGTCACGGATGTAGTCGTTATAAGCTTGGGTGTCCTGCGGCGTCATCATCGCGGCACCGAGAGCGCCCGTGGCCAAGTAGGGCGCTGCACGGCCTAGTGCGTCGAGCGGGCCTGCTTCTGCATCTGATGCCGCATACATCCCTGCGCCTGTTCCGACTGCGGTGGCTTCGAGTAGGGCGGGGGTGGCGTTGCCGCGCTCTACGATGCTGATAGGCTTGTCGTCGAACATCACATAGTTGTAGGTTGGCTCCGCTACGTCACCACGGCTCATTTGGTCAAGGTAGCGGATGCCGGGGATGCCTTGCGCCTTTAGTGTTTCCGTTACCTGCGCTCTAGCAGGCATTCCCATACCCGGAGATTCCTCGAAAATGGCGCTGTAAAACTGTTCGCCAGTGGGATTGGCAAATTGCCCACCTACTTTCGCCGGATCGGCATAAGCAGGATTGTTTGAAACAAAATTACCCCATGCGGCCTTGATATTATCCGGCTGCTCACTCAGCGGTTTATCCCAATCAAGCAGCGTGTCGGGGTCTACGTCTATTTCGGTGCGGTAGAGGGAGCCTGCTTTGCGCTGTGCGTCTATAGGTTGTTCTGCAAGCGCTAGAGTACGCTTAAATACGCCTTTATCCTGTATTCCCCTAGCCCCTATTTCTCTTTTTAGCCAGTCTTTTATGCCGCCCGGCTCAGCCTCTAAATCGCTTCTGTACTGGCGAATTATGCTGGCCATATCTGCGGCCTGATAGTCGGGATGCCCGCGCTCCAATACAGCGCCATCAACGGTATACGCTGTGCTATGTCTGCCCTGTTTCTGCGCCAAAACGTCTCGATATTCCTTTGCGGTCTCTGGCGCATCCGCAAAGTAAAGCCCATGCCCGTAAGCCTGCGCCCCTTCGCCTGTGCCAATCTTGGATATGTCGAACTTATCGAAGCTGTGCGGGCTACCATGCCACGCCTCAATCAGCCGCCTGCCGCCCCTTGTGATGATGCCCGCCTCCGCATCGCCCGATTGCAGCGCAGCAGCACCGCCCAAGGCAGCAGAAGTCAGGTATGGCGCAGCGCGTCCAAGGGTTTGCAATGGGCCTGCCTCAGCATCCTGTGAGCCTGTAGCGCCTGCTAGAGCCGCCGCTGTGGCTCCGGCGTAGGGCATGACACCTGCTATACCGGCTAGAAGGTTGCTAGAGTCCTTGTATTCAGGGTTAAAGTCGGCGTTTACTGAGCGGATTTGGTTTGGCTCAAAAACAACATGGACGTTGTTGTGAAGTGGGTCGCGTACGTTCCTGAAAATTGCGCTGTCATGCCCGTTCGCTCTTGCTTTATCAAGCAATGCCGCAAATGACTCCACCCGATCACCGCCTTGAAAGTCGTACTCAAATGGGTTTTGCATTTTCAAATGCACAGGGTATACGCTTTGCCCGTGCGCTACAGACCGGGTAGAGCCTTCGCCAACATCTATCTCATCCAAATAGGAATCCATTAGCGCACGTTCCTCGCGGCGCATGTTCTCGATTGCTGCGCGGTCGGGCTGCACGCTTTCCCATACTTCGTCAGAGTAATTAGACTCTATCAACTTCTTTTGCACAAAATCTTCCATCTCAGTCCATGCCTTCCGCAAGCTATTGGCTTTTAGCCTGCTCTCGGTTAGCGGGACCGATATCCGACTTGCGTACTCGCTCGCGTTTCCTCCGGCTAACGAGGGTAATACCATGAGTGACGAAACAGCAGTATTTGATGGACCGGAAGAACTGACAGGCGAGGAATTGACGCCGGTTCCTGAAACCGCGCCGGAGCCGGAAGCAAAAGCCGAAGCGCCGGAACCGGAAGCCAAGAAAGCCCCGCCCCCGCTGACGCCTGAACAACAGGAATCAGTTAACGAAGCCATCGGCAAGAAAGTCGCCAAGCAGCGCGAGGCCGAACGGCAGGCGCAGGAGTACCAGGCCCAACTCGCCGAAGCCCAAAAGCGCCTACAGCAGTACGAAGCCCCGGTAAGGCCGGATATTCCGCCTCCTCCTGACCCATACGAGGATAACTTCGCGCAAAAAGTGGCCCACCGCGATGCCATGATTGCCAAGGCCGCGCAGTTCGACGCTGAAATCAATTGGCGCAACACACAGGAACAGCAGCGCCAGCAGCAGATCGCCGCCGAAGAACGGGCAAAAGTGGCCAAAACCGTTGAAACCTACAGCGAAGTGGCTACAAAGCTCGGTATCACGTCCGAGGAACTGGCCGAAGCAGGTAGTAAAATAGCGCCCTACGTTCCGGATAGGCTGGCCTTGCGCATCCTGAATGACGCATCAGGGCCGGAAATCACTACGTTTCTCGCCAAAAATCTTGTGGAGCTGGACAAGGTAACGAGAATGGACCCGATGGACGCGGCTGTTTACTTGGAGACGGTTATCAAGCCCGCCGCCAAGCGCCCAACGCCAAAATTGGCTCCGGAACCGACTGACAAGCTGTCCGGCGCGTCAATGAAGGAGTCTGGCCGTGGTCCCAAGGGCGCTGTTTACTATTAATCCCCTACCTGCCCGCCGTGTGCGGGCTTTTTTCTGTGCAACTATTGACACAGGCATAAAATTGCATAGGATGTAGATTACAAGCACTCTTTTGCTTGGCCAATTTACCGCTTTGCGGGCATTGCTGGATTTGAATCCGTGTACAGCGACGGGACAAACCTTTAACTCAATGCCTTACAAGGGGTAAATCTCATGGGAAACTCACTTAGTTCAAACTGGTCGCGCAAACTCATGGAAGTGTTCCTTGAGAAATTTGAAGCGTCCCGCGTCCTGACCAAAACCGTCAACACCCAACTGTTTGCAGGCAAATTCACGCCGAGTTCCGGCTCTAACGTGGATATCAAGCGCCCGCACGACTACAACGTGCTCTCAACCGCAGGCGGTGACATTTCAGGCTCCACCAAGTCGGATATCATTTCCGGCAAGGCGACTGCCACGGTCCAGAACTACATGACCGTTGCAACCGAGTGGTCGAACATCGAGGAAGCTCTTGAGCTGAATCAGCTTGACCAAATCCTGGCACCGATGGCAACCCGGCTGGTTACTCAGCTGGAAGTCAACTTGGGTAGCTACATGGCCAAGAACTGCGGCTTGTCTGTCGGAGTCCCCGGCACCGCGATTGATGCGTGGAGCGACATTGCCAAGCAAAGCTCGCTTCTGAACGCGATCGGCGCACCGACGGATATGCAGTGGCACTCAGTGGTCGGTCCCTATGTGCAGCAGGCTTTGGCTTCTGTGACTAATGGGTTGTCACCGGCAACTGGTACGCTGGTCAACACCGCATGGGAAAAGGCCGAAATCAGCCGCAACTTCGCTGGTATGCGCGTCTCCATGTCCAACTGTCTACCCTCGCGCACCAACGGCGCATCTGCTGACCGTATCGGCGCACTGACCGGCGCTCCGACCGCAACGTATGTGGCCGCGAAAGACAGCATGACGCAGGTCTGGGCCGTCACTGGCTTCAGCAACGGCGCAACACTGGTCCCCGGTGACATTCTGGAAGTAACTGGACGCTACTACGTATCACAAGGGTCGCGTCAGACGATCTTCGACGAGGCAGGCACTCCGGTGAAATTCCGCGCCACCGTGACAACTGGCGTGACTCTGGGTGCGTCTGGTGAAGGCAACGTGACCGTGACCGCTCCGGCGATCTATGAAGCGACTGGCCAGTACAACTCCGTGTCCTCTGCGCTGACTACCAGTGACGTTGTGACGGTGTTGGGCGCTACCGCTGCCGTGGTTCAGCCTGCGCTGTTCTACCATCCCCAAGCGTTCGCAATGGCATCGGTCAAGCTGCCCAAGCTGTTCAGCACCGACACTGTTGCGGTTACCGAGGACGGAATCAGCATCCGTGTGAGCCGGTACGCAGACGGTGACGCGAACGTACAGAACGTGCGTTTCGACTTGCTGCCTGCTTTCGGGACAATGAACCCCTTCCTAGCAGGGCAAGGTTTCGGCAGCTAAGGAAGTCGGTAACGATGATGAGGCGGCTTCAGGATTCCTTGAGCCGCCTTTTCTTTTTGCGGAGAGAGAACATGACCACGATTACTTATGACCGGCCAAGTGGCTCCACCTTGACCGTGAACGACACCCCTGAGAACCGCGCCTATGCTGCGGAGAGCGGCTGGACAGTTGCAGGTGAGAAGAAAGAAAAGCCTGTGAAGAAAGAGAAGCCCGTTAAATGAACGGTATCGACAACATCGCGGGCTACACGCTGACAGTCGGCACTGCTGACTTTGTTATTACCGATTCTATTGCGCAGTACGACCCCATTGTTGACAACCTGGCTGACGGGGATGAGTGCAGCTACAAGGCGCAGTTCATTGATCCTTCATTCAGTGATGATTACGAAACAGGTCGAGGCACCTGGAATGCGGGAGCGGGGACCATATCCCGCACGACCATCAAAACCTCTAGCAATAACGGCTCGATTGTAGACTTCGGAGCCGGTCCCAAAGTCGTATTTATTGTGTCCGATTATGAATCGCTGACGGACATGAACAACATGGTGGACTCTGCTGAAGGCGCGGGTTCACTCAAGATGACCACCGCAGAGCGCACGAATATTGCGGCAAATGTGGCTCTGCTTGCGACAAGGGGTGAGGCGTTTACTGCGGATTACGGCACAACCGCAGGCACTATTGCGGAGGGGGATGATGCTCGCTTCGGCTCTGTGGACATTGGCGACCTGACGCCTGCGGCGTCCATTGCTGGCACAGAGCTGTTTCCTGCTGACCAGGGTGGGAGCGGTGTAAGCATTACCGCTGACCAGATACTGGCCGACCCTTACGCACAAATAAAAGGGTATGCGTTTACCCGGTTTAAAGGGTATTGGGGCTGCACAGATATCAGGCCAAGCTACTCAAGCACCACAGACGATTCCTTAATTGATAACGCGCCGCTTGTGTTATATCGAGGGGGCGCAGCAGCAGGAGCCTCTAACCTTATAGGCACATACCTTGCGTCATGTGTTGGTCTTACAACAGGCACAGATACCACAGGCTATGCTGTCGCTGTGCATCTTGATACCTCTTATATTTTTATTCCCGGCACAAGCGACCTGGATCAGCGATGGGCGCTTTTGATTCCAGTCCTTCCGACCAGTGGTGTTCAGGACTTCACTATTCAGGTTGGCTTTATAAGTGGATTTCCTGCTCTCGCAGTGCAGGGAATATACCTTGAGTTAACCGGCGCGAGTCCTAATTGGTTTGTGTGCGTAAAGGATGTGGCAGGAATCGAGCGTGTTGATACTGGTATTGCCGCCATAGCAGCCACCCCTATTACATTGCGCGTGGCATATAGCGGAGACGCTGAAGAAAGCCGATTTTGGATTGACGGCGTTGCTACAGACCCCATTTTGGATACAACCCGCGCTGTCGATTTAGTGGCACTGCTAGGCATGGTTTGTGGCATCCGCAAAACAGCCGGGACAACCGCACGGACCCTAGTATTTTCTAATCACAAATACGATAACGGCAAAGTCGCAGTGCCGCACTTCTCATGAAGGCATAACTGATGGCATGGTGGACCGGCAAAACAGACATCTTTGGAATTTCCTTAGGTGATTCTAACATGGTTGGGTCTGGCGGTTTTGAGCTAGGCGTTCAAACATTTAACACGCACGTCCAATGCTACGCGACCACCGCAACTATCCCCTATGACATTGGCGAGCTGGAGTGGCGCACTCTTGACCCGAATGGCACAAGCCGCAACGACCAGATGCTTGAAACCTTGCTAGATGACACGACCTATATCGGCCAAGTTCTCGGAGGTAACGGTAACGCCGCGATGCAGATGGCCAGCACGGTTCAGCAAGGAACAGATGCAGAGACGTTTTGGCTTTATCAGGGCGCACAGGGTGGAACTACTGCCTATGATTGGGCATTCGGGGATAACTGGACAACGATGCTAGCAGAGCTGCCTGCCGCGCTCACTGCCGTGCCGGGTTCGCCGACCTATGCCGACGTGATCTATATCAGTCTTGGGGCAAATGATGCCCTTGGGATTTTCAGCCCTACCTATACGAGCGAGCAGTTTTACACCAATTTTAGCGCACTGCGTAGCCAGATGATTAGCGAAGGTTGGTGGGTGCCGGGAACGACTCAAATACTGCTAGGTGATTTACCCCAAAACGGGGTTATACCCGGCTCATGGGTGGGGCTTGATTACGTTCGGGCGCGACTGAATGACCGCATTGCATTGGTGAGCGGGTATGGATTGGCAATACAACCGGACTTTATCGACGTTCACTACACGCCTGCATCACTGACAACGATGGGCCGCACAGCGGGCGAGATGGTAATTGACCAAATCCCTTGGCAGCAATCAGTGTTTTCTGTTGGTGGCACTAGATTGTCCGTTGGTGGCCAGAAACTGCGGGTGCATTCCCCATGAACTGCCAACTCCTTAACCGATTCCACAAACCACAGAGTAACCACAACCTGCCGTGCGCCGTAGCGCCTTACACCTGGAGGGCAATCTAATGCCGTCGTTTGCCCCGATTGCCTCGATACCGATTGCATCTGGCCCGACGAGTGTCTACGCGCCTGACATCCCGGTTATCGTTAACCCTTCTGCCTGCTTTGGCTATACCACTGCGGGAGACGTAGCGAGCGGTGCCCTCAAGCTGATTTTAGTGGAAGCCGGTGACTCCGCCTTGGAACCGGACGAATACGCCGATGCTTTGGATGCGATGAATGACTTCATGGCCGCGCAGGAAGCCGAGGGGTTGAGACTAGGCTATTCCAGAGTCTGTAACGTGTCCGACATTGTAACCATCCCTGACGGGGCAATAAGAGCCTTGAAAGCGAACCTTGCCATTGAATTGGCTCCGCAGTTCGGGGGCAAAGTCTCTGCAACCTTAATCAAGCAAGCCAATGAGGGGATGAACACTCTGCGCAAGATCGGCGTGCGGATCGGCCAAGCCCTATTGCCTTCAAGACTCCCAATGGGGTCAGGGAATTACTGTTACAACACGTTTACCCATGACGCGCCCTATGCCGAAATGACCCTGAACAACAACCGCAGGGTGACGGATATCACGACTGTTGCCGCAGCGGAGAAGGCTCAAGGGTTTTGGTCTATCGGCAGGTTTTCCGGCCTGTCTCCTGACATTTCGGGGCGAATCATCAACAACGGGCCAAAACGCACTTACCAACTGAGTGCAGACCTAACCCTTGTGGCCGACGATGACATTCTAGAGTGTGTAGTAGGCTTTGTACGCAACGCGCAGTTTGTCCTGTACACAACCCTATCCCTTTCCACAGACGCAGCCAGGGCGGTGATAGAAGGCTCTGTGGAGCTAGAGCAAGGGCAGTACCTCGATATTGTTGTGGCCGACGTTTACACGACCACTGACATTACCCTGACTGACGGGGTGGTCAAGCTATGGTAGACACCGTACTTCCCATTGCGAACGGCTTCTACACTTCGGACAGTCTGCCGGTATCCGCGCAGAACTGCGTTAACTGGTATCCCCATGTGAACGAAGCGCCTGCGCTGAATGCAGAAATCCTTTTTGGTACGCCGGGTGTTTCAGGCGGTATTTTGTTCGGCGATGAGCCTTGCCGTGGAATGGCCGTGTTCGGCGACAGGGTATACCCCGACAAAGTCTACTTTGTGAACGGCAACAATCTTTATAGCTGGGATGGTGTGAGCCCTACTGTTACTTACATTGTTCCAACAGTGGTAGGCGGCGTGACAGGGACCGGATTAGTATCAATGGCGGTTAGTCAATCGCAGTTAATGATTTTGGTGCCTGGTGGTGAGGGGTTCATTGTTGAAAAGGGTTATGGTGTTGACCCAGATACACTTGATCTGATTACGGACGTTGATTTTGTCGCTAATGGACAACCCGAAACAGTAGTTTTTGTAGATGGCTATTTTGTCTGTCCGTGCAGGGAAACCGGAAAGTTCATTATTTCAGCAATCAACGACGGTTTATCGTGGAATGCTCTAGATTTTGGCGCAGCGGAATCATTGCCTGACCCGGCGTTATCAGCGGTTGTAGTTCGGAATCAGTTGTACATCATTGGCTCCGGAGGTGTTGAGCAATATTCAAACGTCCCAAGCGGAGCGGGGTTTCCGTTTCAGAGGTCCGGATTGTTTTTGGCGCAAGGGGCTTTGACGCCGCTTTCTGTCATCCAGTTCAGCGACACATTTGCGATGATTGGGGGAAGCAAAAACGAATCCCCGGCAGTATGGATGCTTGATGGCAACAGCATGACGAAAATATCCACGTCTGCCATTGACTCACTCTTGCAGGACTTGGTTGATGTTGGCATCAACGACATAAACGCATGGTCTTACGCGCAGGCAGGGCATTACTTTGTCGGGTTTGGATTGCCTGAAACCACGATTGTTTACGACCTGACTACAAGCCGGTGGCATGAAAGGTCATCGCGGATATATGAGGGCGGCGTCTACACGAATGTCCCCTACAGAGTCCAAGGTTTTGCGCTTCTTGGGCAGAAACTGGTTGTATCAGATAACCGCGATGGGCGTATCGGCGTTGCAAGTCTCGACTCATACACCGAATACGATATGGAGATAGTGCGAACCTTCACTACTCAACCCTTCCAAAACAACATGCAACCGTTCTTTGTTCCCAAGCTGGAATTGACGGTGGAAAGCGGCGTTGGGCTTTTGGACGATGCACAGCCGGATAACGCGGTTAATCCTTCCATCACAATGGAGGTATCACGAGACGGGGGCAAGACATGGGGCGAAACGCGCACCCGGTTGATAGGCGCTATGGGTGAGTACAACACGCGGGCAGTATGGCGGCGTAACGGGCGGTGCGCTCGCTTTGACGTTTATAAATTTACGATGAGCGATCCCGTAAAGGCGGTAGTGATCCAGCTAACAGCCCAGATAGAGGCCGCAGATGACGCAGCCGCGTAGAAAATTAGGAGGTTCTCTTGGCTCAGCTTGACGCATCACTGCCGATTGTTGAAAAAGATGGAACCATGACGACCGTTTTTCGCAACCAAATGAACCGCTACGAAATCCAATTTCCGATAGCGGGTGCCGGTTCGCCCAATGGGGTGGTTGAGGGTTCGTACCTGCAAGAGTACCTCGACGTAACAGGAACGACAGGGTCAATCGTTTACAGAAAGATGTTGCCCGATGTGGGCGGGGATAAGACGCTCGGATGGGTAGCGGTATGAATGAAGGTTATGACATTCGTGGTCTGCTGGCCCAAATGCTTGGGGGGCAGGCGCCACCGCCGCCGCAGTTTACCGGCACTGTTCAGTTGCCCCAGTTTCAGTCTAGGCAGCAGCAACCAGTCCCGCAGCAGCAAGGGCAGGGAATAAACCCTATGCAGGCGCTGAACACCTACAATCAAGCGGCCCCTCTTTGGGGCGGCCAGCCATTGTGGGGCGGTGCTGGCTCAGTGGGTGGTGGCGCGGCTCCGGTATCAGGGTCTATGTCTGGAGTTGGTGCGGCGGCTAATAGCTCATCCGTCGCCAGCACCGGATTTGGTGGCGCTGGTGGTGCTGCGGGCGGTAGCGGAAGCCTATCGTCTGCGCTTGCGGGCGCTGCGCCTTGGGCGGCTTTAGCTTTGGCTGTGATTGCCAACGAATCCAAGCAGCGCGGAGACGGAAATCGCGGCAATGGCGGCTGGGAGCACTTTGGGGATATTGCATCAGGGAAGGTATTGGAGCGCGACCTTGATAGGTACCTGGCACACAACAAAGCAGGCGGTGCTGCAAAGAGAGCCGCGATGATGTCAACGCCTAGCGGTATCGTGAGGAACACAAAGGACTTTGGCGGCTGGCTGAAAGGTCTATTTGATTAGAGGTGATGTATGGGATTTTTAAGCGGCATAACTAAAAACCTTTTCGGTGGTTCCGATGACAGCGGAATCAAAGAGCAGCAACGAGCTAACGACCGATCACAGGCTTACATTGAGCAGCAAACAGGGTTAGCCAGGGGTGACGCGAACAGCCTTTACCAACAGGGTGATTATGCGCGGAATCTCGGTATTAATTTGGCGATGGCATTGATGGGTCAGGCGTTGCCCATGCAGCAAAGGCAGTTACAGATGGGTCAGGCTGACTACCAGAATGCCATACTCGGAAATCAGGATGGAACGCTCGGGGCCGGAACGCCATTTACCTACATGCAAGGCAGTATGCCGCAAGCCTATACCGCCCAACTACCCAGTTTTGGGCAGACGTGGAATGTCGGCAGTACGGCAGCACAGCCCAATGCACCACAACAAGCACAACCTGATGCGTATGCAATGCTTGCGCAAATGTTAGGAGGTCGATAATGGTTTCTCCCGCGTATGGATTAACCGGCGCTAATCAGGCGATTAACGACGCTCGATTCGGTAATGCAATTGCCCTTGGTGGTTATGCAGGCGGCGCGGTTCCGCAGGGGCAGCAGGCAGGCGGCTTACAAGCGGCCTACAGCGGCGCTATGGGCGCACCGGCTCAACAGCAAGCCTTTGCCAACTTCACCGCCTCACCGGGGCAGGAGTGGCTCAGGCAGCAGGCTGAGCAGGGTACGCTGCGGAATGCTGCGGCTATTGGCGGGCTAGGTGGCGGGAATGTCCGGCAGGAGCTACAGCGGCAGGCCATGGGTCTTGCACAGCAGGACTTCCAAAACCAATTCAACAACCTTGGAACAGTGGCAGACCGGGGTTATAACGCGAGCAACGCACTTGCCAACTACAACACCCAACTGCAAGGCGCAGGAGCAGGGTATGCCTATGGCGCAGGACAGGATATTGCTAACAACAGGGCGGCGACTACGAGTGCACTATCTAACTTGTATGGAGGTTATATCGGAAACCTTTCCAGCCTGTTCTCCGGTGCAGGCACGAGTCAGGCGAACAGCAATCAAAGCCTTGCTAGCCTGTTGGCTAACCTTGCTACAGGCTCACAAAGTAACTTTGTGGGCGCTTCGCAATTGCCGGGGGTTTCTCAGCAGGCCGGAAATCTGGGTGGCATTGGCGACCTGCTTGGCGGCGCTGGATCGCTGGCCAAAAACATGGGATGGGGGGCTGCATAATGGCTGGATGGGCAGAAGGCTTACAAGGCATGGGCGCATGGTTCAGCGGCCAAGGCCCGCAGTATGAGGCGGCAAAGGCGCTGGAATCTCGCACAGCGGCAGACGATGAGCGGCAGAGGCGACTGGATAAACTTGCAGGCAACAAACTGCGGGTAGAGGCGCTTGTGACAGATTTTGCGCAGGTTAAATCACTGCGTGATCAAGGGAGGAATGATCTAGCGATACAGTTACTAAACAACCGCATCCCGCTGATAGATCAAGACCCTGACGGAGACTCTACCGACTCGCGGGAACTGCTTGCCGCCATATCTGATGAATCGCGGCAGGCAGAAGCGGACGCCGAGCTGACTGCGCTTCTCACCGCAGCAGGCAAGATGCCAGAAGCTGGCACAATGGGATCGCCACGCAAAACCAGCGATGGCGGCATGGCGGTTTATGACCGGGCGACTAACACGATGATTCCGGTGAATACGGGCGGCATGAACTTTAACACGCCAGCACCGGGCGGCGGAGACGCGCAGAAAGGGTCAACACAGGTAGTTATGAAAGATGGACAACCCTACATAGCAGGCTCTGTGTTTAACCCGCAAACACAGCAATGGTCTGTGCAGATGGTGCCTTTTGATTCAACAGGCTCGGGCGGTGTGTATGAGATACCCGACGCTTCAGGGCTGCCTCCGTCACTTAGAGCTGATCAAAAGGCGCGCGAAGCGGAAGGCAAGGCTAGCGGCGGCGGCGTTGGTACGCGAGGGCAGCAGATTATTGATGACGGCTACACCGCTGCCAGCGGGTTGCCGACGCTTTACCGCGCACAGCAAATATTGAACCTTGTTGAAACGGGTGGCGTAGAAAAAGCGAAGGTAGCCGCTAAGCAGTATTTTGGCATTGAAACAGCCGACGAAGGCGAGTTAAGCAACCTGCTCGGCACGCTTGTTGTGCAGCAATTGCGGCCTACCTTTGGCGCGGCTTTTACCGCAAAAGAAGGCGACGGGTTTAAGGAATTCCCGGCAGGAGGGGGGCGTTGGACGAATTCCACCAAGCGCTCATAGAAGAAGCCAATCAGC